AGAAACTATCTGGGATGTTGGTGGTATCTATGCCTACCCGTCTGCAGCTACTGTGATGAAAGTTTCATCTGGTTCTGCTGATGATACTGCTGCAGGTACAGGAGCAAGGACTATTCTTGTTCAAGGTCTTGATGCAGACTACAATGAGGCAGAAGAAATTGTAACTCTCAATGGTCAGACAGCAGTAAATACTACCACCTCTTTTCTTAGAGTAAACAGAGCATATGTTCTGACAGCAGGATCAGGAGGTACAGCAGCGGGTAATATCTATGTAGGTGTAGGCACTGTAACTACTGGTGTTCCTGCTACTATCTATGCTCAGATTACACTGGGAGAGAATCAAACTCTTATGGGACTTTGGACAGTCGCTATCAGAGCAATACAAAGAAATTTTGGTGGTGTATTTAGAACTATGATAAAACAAACTATTGGGTCTGGTGGTGTAGCAGACTTTGTTATTAAATATCCAATTGAAGTACAGGAAAAGACTGACCTTGAGATGAGAGCAACTAGTTCAGGGTCAAACAATCTTGTGTCTGCTGACTTTTCTGTTGTCTATATTAAGAATGTTTCTAACTAAGGATTTAGGCTATTTTAGTATGTGTCCTTCCCTGGACTTCAGGTATTCTTTCCTGACATTCCTTTTAGGGATAGACTCTATCTTTTTTCTTATGTGTTCTGCCTCATCAAGGTACTCTTCTTGTCCTTCAGTAGAAAAGAAATCACATTTTAAAAAAAGTTTTGATGTTTCTTTCTCGCCTAAGATTTCAAGATACTTAACTATCTCGTCTTCTATTTCAGCTACGTTCTTAGGTGCTTCATCTTCCTTACTAGAACGTATGCGAGACAACACCTCTAGTGCTTTGATGGCGCTGTTTGTATGTCCGTTGTTCTTTGCGTAGGTATATTGATTTTCTATTTCAGAGACAACATCAATGCGTGTCTCTACTTCTTTTTCTAATTCTTCTATTCTTTCTTTAATATCACCTCGCTGCATAAGCCTATGGCCCTGCGTATGTGCAGAACCTTTAGAGTAACCAGCTATCTTGGCTGACTCTGTTGCGTTGCGATACAGAACATATGCTTGACAGAATTTCTCCTGTTTTATTTTTAACTCAGCCATGATTAATTACAGAACTTATCCCATGTTTCGTTATGGGCAAGGATGCGTCTTGCCGTTCCATTAGAAAGGTTGTCATTGTCGGAAATAAGGATAGGCTTTACCCAACTACAGTAAGTCTTTCCTCCCCCAACGGTTACGCAGCTTGCTAACAACAGAGTCATTAGGCATACGCTCAATATCTTCTTCAATTTTATCTCGCTTCCTATTTTTTTCTATTGCATCCTCAAGTTCTTTTTTTTCAGCACTATTCTTACCTGCTTTATATGCAAATAAAAGGGGTAGTATTTTAGTGAAGATATTAACAACTGAGGATACAATAGAAGATAACACAGGCATTTTGTTACTAACCCTTTTCTTTAGCTTTACCTACCGTTAGAGACAAAAACTCTACTGCTTTATAAAGCTTACCCATAATAGTGTTAGAAGAAGGCGTTCGTGTACCAGCTACAATAATACTAGCTATGGTAACGATACCTGTTAACGTACTTAGAATTACATCACTATTGTCCATGATAGTTTGAAACATATTAAATCCTTTCTTAGGTTGCTTATTTCTCTTCTATATATTTAGTGTAGTGTGTTGGCTTACTTTTCTTAGAAAGTTTATAAACCTCAGATACTAGTGTATTCTCTCCATAAAAATTGACCATCATTTCAACCTGGGGATTATCAAACAGCTTCTCACAGTCTTGTGCCATTGCAAGAAGTTCACCAGTAGTCCAGAAATTACAGTCGTTTATTTCTACCGGCATATACTTTGGCCTTACACCGTCGTCTAGCTTTTCTTTCTTTTGCTCATCAGTAAGACCTTCTACTGAACAATCAAAACCAAACAGATGGAAGTTTCTAAATCCAAATATGTGCATCATACCAATTGCCCTCATTGCTGCACATGTACCACCACTAACAAATGTAGCGTTATCTTTATCTATATTTAACTTGTAGTCTATCTCAACCTTACCACTTACTATATCAGCAACAGCCTGAGAGAAAGCATGCCATCCATATACATTCTTTGTTCTATCCATAATAAACTTCGTAACACTAGGATCAGTCATGGATGCAATAAAGAATTTAGTAACTGGGTCAATCTCCTTAAATAACTCTGTTCGCACAACACCGTGTGTACTTGTCCCAGTTATTGGGCGAGGGTCAAGTATAACACACGCCCAAGGCTGAATACCAGCCTCCAAAAGTAGAGGATAGCTGTGCTTCACACATACTATTTTAGCATCATACTTTTTCTGAACAGATTTTAACTCTTCAAAATCCATAGAAGGACCGGCAGATGCTACAATTATATGTTCGTTGTTAACATCACAGTTTTGAACAAAGTCCCAGTCTTTTATTAACTCTATATTGTCATTTATATTACCTAGTATTTCTTCTTTAGGAACACAATCTTTAGGCTGTACAATGATAGGCGTTCTGCTTAATACTTTAGGCAGACCAGGAAGGTCATCTGTTTTTAATCTGACAGCTAAATGAACAGTACCTCCTTCCTTTACTCTGTCTTGAGAAGGTAAGACAAATACCCTTGTCTTTTTCATTGATTCTACAAGACGATTAGTTCCTAAAAATTCATCAGCAGGAATTTTATCATCTACATCTTTACTATAATAGTCATCGAAGACTACGACAGGAACATGCATTAAATTTTTGTAATCAGATAAAATAGTTTCTTCACTATGACCGCCATCTATAAAGGCAAAGTCAGCTTTCTTTAACTCCTTCTTTGTCTTCTGCATAGTTTCTCTTGAATCACCTTTTAATAAGGTAAAGGTGAACGTCTTCTTATCCTCTTCCATCTTGTGAGCAAAATCTTCAAGACGTTTCTTTACCGCATCGAAATTATTATGAGGCTTAACATTTTGTTCCATGCGGTCTAGTTCAAGGGTTGCGTCTTCAAACAAATCAAAACCCGTGTAGTGTACTCTCTTACTATTCTCAAAAGCAGCCAAAGCCATTTCTATAGCTCTGCCGCCATTCCAAGTTCCAACTTCTACAATTTTTTTAGGTTTGTATTGTCTAATAAGAACAGCTAACTGATGATAACGAGGTAGGCTTACATCAGGGGCTACAGTATCTTTGTCTATAGTGTTTTTTAAATTACCTTTATGATGGGTCATAAAGTTAGCTAACTTAGACTGTGGGAAAACAGCCAGACCAGAAGCACCTTCACTTAAATTATGAACCTTCATACCGTGCGCTGCATATATCTTAATAAACCTAGTCATAATAAAAGCATCAGTCCACTCTCTGTATGCTAGTACTTCGCCGATATCATAACAGCCCCGTATGTCGGCTAAGAAGTAATGACTATGCATTGTGTCTAGATTAAAACCAATAAAACCTGTCTCACTAAAATCAATGTCCGTTCTTCCTAGATGTACCAGTTCCGAATCTTTAGGAAAAGCATGGAACAAAATTTCTTCAGACAAAGGAGAGGTGGTCATTACATCTGCATCCATCCATATAAGCCAACCACCCTTGGCTTCATTCTCCGACACCTCAAGAAAGTAGTCTGTGAGAGCATATACTTTGTGGCAGAAACGCAGAGCATCCATACGAAAGTTGTAAGGCGTCTGACCGTTAGACGTACCATCATATCCCTTCATCTTCTCTAAGAAGATAGCTCTGTCTTCAACTTTATCTAAGTCTCTGTACTCAATAATAGGTGACTTAGGAAAGTCTTTCTTCTGTTCTTCAGACACAGTGTCATAATAAACAATAAGTTTTAAATCATCTGCCCAATGTTCAACGACAGACTCCAACATTTTTTTTGCATATATGTTGTAGTGTTTACCTGAAAAGGATGTTACAAATCTAATCATTTACTTTAACCATTTCTGAATATAACTCTGACCACTCTGCAGCATATTTATTATCTATAGTTCTTCGACCATCCCAGTTGCTGTATATTGGACCGCCTGTGGTAAAATGTACACACTTAGGTTTTGAGTTAGAAGGCGAATGTCCGTCTAACCAGTTCCATTCTTGAGGTATAGACCCTATAAGATTATTCTCATACTCCCTCTCAAGAAAAGCAAACCTATGTAACCAAGAACCATTCTTTGTGTTTACGTCATGGACAGTAAAATCTTTTAGTGCTTTGTGTCCACAGTTCCACATAACAAAACTAGACCAGTTCTTTCTCTGATAGTTAGACTGAACACGGCTGTTCATTTTAAAACCGCCGTCTGTAATGTGATCATGTTTCACACAACTAACAGCAAAGGAAGGATTACAATACTCATCAAACAATTCGGATATGTCTGTCTTCACAAACATATCGCAGTCCATAAATAAAGCATATCCTTCAAATTGATTTAGGAAAGGAACTAAAAATCTAGTAAAACTAAATTCAGTTGAGAAAGGTTTACCATCAAAACAATCTACAAACTGATTGTCTTCATTTATTTCTTTTCCTCTAAAGTAAAGACCGGCTCTTCGTAGCGCGTCCTGCTTTAGCGGGATTATATCTACAGGATGGTTTGTATTTTTTCTTATGCTGTAGGATAGAACGTCGAAGTAAGTCTTTTCTTTTTCGTCGTACCCTACATATACTTTGTATGGTTTATCTAACATCTTTATGTGATAGGGGGTGAAGACAATACCCCACCCCCTATACTACCTATTCTATTGGAATTACTTTTTTATGCTGGTTGTCAGCTTTCATCTTTAACTTAATTTTTAACAGGCCGTTGACCATTTCCGCAGCAGATACAACATAATTAGGGTCTAAAGAAAACGTCCTTTTAAATTTTTTCTTTGAGATGTTTCTCACCACAATATCATTATAATAATCATCTGTTTTTTCTTTATTATTATAAAAATCACTTGAAGAAACAGTTAAGAAGCCATCTCCTTCTTCTACCGTTATGTCTTCTTTAGAGTATCCTGCTAAAGCAATCCCTAAGACATACCCATCTTCCCCATCCTTAGTAATGTCGTGAAAAGGGAATGTATCCGTATTGTCTTTATGGAAAGATGTCATTGGTGAAGATAAGTAATCTTCAAAGCCAACGCTAAAGTTCTTTAATAGGTTTTGAACATTTTCATTATACAAGGCATTCATAGTCTTCTCCTGTTAAGCAAGATTGTACAGCACACATCATGTCGTGCCTTAAAAAATAGTACTATAAAAAGAAACCACAGTCAAGAGAATTTTTTACCCCTAAACCAACAAGTCATAGCAGACCTTTCTCCTTCTGACACTGTAGTTATTCTGTGAAAAATAAAAGAAGGGAAGACAACAATACTTCCTTGTCGTCTCATTTCTTTTACGGTTTTGAATCTATTAGGTGCTTGAGGGTGAACAAAATTCTGTACCTGGAAATCACCTCCTTTAAACTCATCGTTGAGTGTTATAGAAATAGCTAATTTTCTAAAGTATGGATCACTTTGTTTCTCTACTCCTGTATCCACATGCCAATTATAGAACTGACCTTTACCATAAAAAGATATTTGAGGAACTTCAAAAGACCTTCTTTGAAAACTTCTGCCTCTTTGGAATCTAGTTCTCTTGCAAGGCTAACCACACCATCACAAAATCGCTTTGGTAGAACGTCTTTGAAGCAATAGTGAGTTAACATCTATACCCCACAACTACCCCCATGACCTGTAATATCGCAGATATCATGTGCTTCTACACCTTCTTCAAACTCTTCTCCTAGTTTATCAACAGCCTCAGAATAAGGGACAGGGGTTAAAGGTTGACCGCCTCTAGAACCATCGGGATAAGCGGTAAAACCCCTAAGCCTAGAAGCATAAGACGCGAGAGTATTTGTAAAATCATCCACTGTATCCTCGTTGTTAAACTTACTGCCCCACGACGGTAGGTTAATGGTTGAGGAGATTGACATATCAACGTAGTCTTGCACATCAGCTTGGAACTTTATCCTGCGCTTATAGTCGTTTGCTAAATCTAAAGCAGACTCGATATTGTTCGGATCAGTACCATATAAATCAATAAGTTCTTGTGCTGCGCTATCTATCACGTACTGGTAGTGCCAACGTGTGCCGTTTTTCAAATATCTGCGCTTGAAAGACACAGCAAATATAGGTTCTATGCCTGTACTTGTGCCAGCCAATATGCCTATTGATCCAGTAGGAGCGACAGCACGATTAGCTACAGGACGGCTGATGTTTAACTTATCCGCAGTCTCTTTAGATACTGAATCACTCTTGCCTTTATAGACTGAGAGCCACTGATGAAGTTCTTCTGTCACCTCATACTTATAACCACGTTTAATAAGCCACTCATGGATACCCATTAAACCAAGACCAAGCCTACGATTTTTATCCCTTACTTTATAGACCTTATCGTAGGGTAGCTTCGCTCTTAGCGTTCCACACAATAAAAACTTAGTGGCTAGTTCAGTGATATCGCTTAGTTCTTGTAATGTTTCTATCCTGCCCAGGTTTAAAGAACCAAGATTACAAACATCACTATCGTCACCACCGTCAGCCGCAAAGCAATTATTAGCAGTAACTTCAGTACAAGCATTGCGTAATGTTTCGTTTTCTTTCTCAAAGAAGTTGAAACTAAATCCTGGTTCAGCAGTCTTTAGTGCTTGAGCAACATTCTTTTTAAATATTTCTCCAACATCTCCGGTATTCCAATAGTTTAACAACCAATCAGTATCATAATTAACACTTATGTTTGTCATATCTAATGGAGCAGGGAAATTAAAATCTTGTTCTTTAAGCTGACCAAGAGAAAAGCCTGTGCTTCCTACCGGCATTTCATACCAGTTCTTACATTCTAAAAATTTACTTACATCAGCATGTTTCCAATTAAGACTAGCGTAAATGGCTGAACGCCGACTACCACCCTGCATGACCCTTCGGCCTATCTCATTCAGCATCTGCATCTTAGGTATAGGTCCAGAGGACAAGCCTCCAGTGCCAGCAAGTATGCGTCCTTCTTCTCTGTATATGGAATAGTCCACACCTATTCCACCGCCCGTCATAAGGCACGACTCGGCTTTCCAAGATAGGTTAGCCCAATCTTCTCTTGTATCTTCTTCAGCACAGAGCAAATAACAATTATTGAAAAATTTATTAGGGCGTCCGGCGTAATATAAATACCTACCGCCAGGAATAAACTTTAACTCTGTTATATAATTAGAAAGAGCAGCCTTATCTTCTTTGCTCATCTTTTTCCGACAGACATCCTCCACTAGAATGCCGGCCAAACTTGACCACGTTTCACATCCAGCATGTGCGTATTTCTGTTTAAAAATATCTTGACTAAATTTAGAGCGGAACATGGGGTTTTCGTTTGAGTGAAACGGTTTCATATATTAACGTCCTTCCTCTTTCTGGTCATGGATGTGGAGCATAATTATTGCATAGTGAATTACCTTTAACAAATCCTTTCTGTTCCTGCCTTCCTTTTTCCCGTATCTCTTACAGTATTTCAGCATGTTACCCATGCAGAAACCTTCTCCGTACCCTGCATCTAAAATCACATCTGTGGCTTG